GTCTTGATAGGTTGCTTCTAAGAGGGGACAACGTAGCGACCACTAAGCTTTTTGGTTATGCTGCAAGCTTAGGCAAACAGTAAAAACCTCCAAACTCTAAGCATAGAAAAACCCCCCAACAGATTGAGTTACTGTTGGGGGGTTTCCGCTATGAGGGGGAGGGTAAGGAAAAAAACCCCCACTATCCTCATAGCTATTTTGAGTCCGTTAGCCTCTGCCAGCCGAAACCCCAGTAGTTGATTTATATCCCGCGACGGACTGAGCGCGGTAACGAACACTAGCTAGCGTTCATCTCCGCTACCAGCTAGTGTACCTCTAGACTTTCGAGATCGTAACTTATCAAGATTACCACTAGCTACAGTAGATAGTGGTATATCAAGATCATGACATAGGGCAGCGATGTACCATAATACATCCCCCAACTCAGCAGCAATCTGTTCACGCCAATCAATAGGGGGTGTGTCACCTCTAATGATCTTCTTGATCTTGTTTGCAACTTCACCTGCCTCTCCTGCAAGCCCTAAAGCGGGGTAGTACAAAGAAGCACTGTCAGGATACACCATAGTATCATTAGCTTCATGTTGATACTCATCAAATGTCATACTCGGTTTTCTGTTCATATACTCACGAACCTCTCTTTCCAGCTGCGATGTTACGGAAGTATTCTGTGTCATATCCTCTTTGCCATTCTTTATTCTGCATAGTGCCTATCTTATGTGGATTAGAGGTTATGATGACTGTAGCACCATTCTTAACTCTAGTCCACTGTCTACGATTACGGAAAGCTTCAACACCAGCCTCATACTGGAGTCGGAGAGGGGGCCAGTTATTTTCTTTTTGCCTGCCTCTTACGTTTGATCTTGTCTTTAATGTTATCTTCATAATACTTCTCAACGAATGAAATCGGGAGGGTGTAACAATCTGATCTAGCTATAAAGCCGCTGCCTTCTACGTCTCCTTTCTTCTTGAATGTAGCCTCCTTTAAGAAGACTGATTTGTCTACTATACCTAAGAACCAGCCTTTTGTCAAGTCTCTAGTGACTCGCATAAAGCAATAGTAATCACACTCTTGTCTGATGTTGTAGTTACTAACTGTACAGTTGTAGGTTGAATCCGGTGTTACAGTAGTACCAATAGTCTTGACATCTGCTGTCTCACCGTTACGTAAGATAATATCATAGTCATATGTATTAGCCCATTCAGCTTTCAACAAGTCTGCAGCTATAACCTCTCCAACGAAGCCTATAAGATTGCCACCGCCACCAGTAATTGAGTTGTTCAATGTACCCATAGCTGCAGCTTTCTTACGAGCTTCGTCTATCTGTGTGAGTGATATTTCTACTTCCTGCATTAGTTACTCACAATGTCTACAACTTCACACACACCGGCTGTACAAGCTAGCTCTTGAGAACCTGTAGTAGTGTCTTCGTTCTCGTACTCTGATAGGAACTCTAACCAGTTTACTGAGTCTGGTGATTGAGCTACTAGAGCATCATACTCGTCTTTAGTACACTCTTGATACGGGGCTTGTCTATAGCTACCTCCGTCATAAGGCAGGAAGCTAATACCCGAGACTTCATCGAAGTTACGGTAGACCCACGCTCCTACATCAAACCACTCCTCTTCTTTCACACTTACTGTGATACTCGGTTTGTGTTCACACCAGTGTCTAGCATAGACCTTCCACAATTGCAAGTGAGTGATAGCAGTTACGTCATCTCTACATAGAGCCCCTTCGGGAGCCTTTACTGGAAAAGAGAATACAGTAGTGCTTAGTGGCTTAGTAACGTCAGGCTCATTAGGTATGCCATACTCAGACATGAACTTAGTCAACGGGTCTTTGTTATCAGCTCTAACTGTACGAATGTAGTAAGGGCTATGTCTCGGGTGGATACCCGAAGCACTATCTACAAGCTGAGACACAGTGCCAGAAGGCTTAACACAAGTAATAGCTGTAGATTGAGGGATGCCTAACCCTACAGCTAGTTCTCTGTTAGTCTCAATAGCAACTTCTCGTAAAGTGTCTAGAACTTTACCGAGAGCTTCAAAGCCTTCAAAGCCGTTAGTAAGTTTACAGTCCATAATACCTGTAAGACTGACTCCGAGCAGCCTCTCTTCTTCAGTGTTCTTCTTCCAGACGTTCCGAAGATACTTGAAGTCAGTCATACAGGATTGCAGTGTACCGAGAATAGTAGCCTGCCTAACTTTGTCCTTAAGTGTAGCAAGAGTGTCATCAGACCTCACTACAACTTCAGATAAATTACAGAACTGATACGGCCTAAGAATGATCTCACTACAGTTGTGAACAACAATATTATTAGCAATAAAATTGTGAGTCTGCTCCACAGTCATATCATAAACATCTGCAACAGGACCTTCAGAGATGCTTTCAACTCTAGTCGAATACTGATTGACTAGATTGGACTTCAACTCATTAGGCATAGGTATAACTTCTCTAACACCGTGTTTGCTGTTAGGCGGGCTGATGAAGTAATGATTACGTTCATCCTGAGTCTGGTGATTGTTAGGTTGCTCCAAAGCAGTCAACCGCGCATGATCGGAATGAGTGAGAGCCTCTAAGTTCTCAATATCATTATTGTACGTATCTCCGTCTTTATGATGCACATCATAGTCTTCTCCGAGAGACCCATAGTAAGCTTCATACACCATACGATGCTCCATACGATAGGCTCTGTTATCTTCGATAGTTAGCTTGACGCCACTATATGCAGCCCCTCGACGGGAGCGGCACAACTGGACTAAAGTGTCACCAATGTTCAAGTTTTTAGCCTCAACCCACCCGCGACCAACAACAAAGATTTGATGGTCAGGTGTTACAGTAACAGACTCACCGGAACGAGTGCGCACTACTAGAGTCTCTGCATTAGTTTTACTAACCCACGAAGCTGTAGCTTGTGAAATACCGAGACTGCCATCATCTTTCATAGTGTGTACCATTGTTGGCTCCGTGATGTCTTTAATCATCATAGGGCCTCGTATGGTTTGAATGATTGATGTGCCTAAAATGCAGGGGTTTGTGCCGAATGCAATAGGCTTATCTTTGATATGAGTCAGACGTCTACCATTACGCGCTACTTGCTTAACAGCAGCCTGTCTGTTGAATAGTCCGCGCTCACCCGACTTACTTTCATACAAAGAGTGCCACTCATTCATAAACACCTCCATAGAGGGTCTATTTTTATAGACAGCACTATTGTTGGCTAGAGTACGCTGGCCGTTAGTAGCCCACCAGTCTCCACTCTTAGCAAGTCTCATGCTTGTGTCACTAAGGTTAGACAGAGAGATAAGAGCACTGCGGCGTACACCGCCCACTACTACAATCTCACCAATCTTACACATGATGTCATGAGCTTCTAGAGGATACAAATGCCTACCAGCTGCGCCAGTGAAGATGTTAATAACAAACTTGAACAAGTCTTCAAGAGGCTCTGGGCCAGAAGCTCTACCACCGAAGGTCATAAGTCTAGCTCCGGCAGGCCTAATTTTTGAGACGTCCCAATTAAATAGGTAACCTGCATACAGACCAGTAAGTATCTGCCGTAGAGCGTCACACCAGCCAGCTTTGCTATCCTCTACTACGATAGAACTTATAGCTTGTTGGAAAGTGTCAGGCACTACAGGCAGCTTTTCAATGCCCTCTCGCTCTACAGAGAAGCCTACACCAGTACCACACATGAGAATGTACATACACTCATCAAAGGAACGGATGTTGTCTACTGGAATGTAGCTACAGTTGTAGCCGCCTACATGACAACGGTCTAGTGCAGGGCCAGCAGTCATCATAGCTCTCATAGAGGGCATGACTTTCAGAGACTTGACAGCCTCTGTTAGGTCGCCTCTCATGCTGTAGATGTCGTAGTCGTACTTATCTTTGATGAAGCTTTCAACGTAATCAAAGTATCGTTTGATAGTCTCATCAAAGGTTTCACGACGCCCTACAGCTTCCAGCCAGCGGGCGTATCTACTAAGCCCAATAAAAGTTTGATAGTCTGTGTCTAAGAACATTAATGGCGTTCCCTCTTTTGTGGTTCACTATGCTGAATGCTAATGAGGTCAACGCCTGCTAGTCCATACATTTCATCAACAATGTGATCTGCAATGTCTGTAGCATAGTCTCCGTCAGAGGGCGTAGCATATTCATTGGGGTCTACAGTAACTACAACTGTAATCTGTACTAGAGTCATTATGCACCATCTTTACTGAAAGCTACTTTTACGACATTATCTTCTACAGATTCAATTACAGCAGAGAAGTCAGGTGTAGTTTCTTTTACGACACTTTGATTAAAGAACTCGGGCGTCTCTTCGACAAAGGCAAGAACTCTCTTGTAGATAACATCATCAGTTTCAATTAGATGCAAAGCTACTGCACCGAGATTAAGCAAGCCCATAACTGATGTTAGTTCGGGCCCTCTAAACGGGAAGTCTTCTGGCACAATGCTAGACACACCTACACCGCCAGCCCAGCTGCCCTCTTCGTCTAGCACTGGCTCCAGCTTGAGATATACTGCATCATCTGTGAAGGCTGAGTTGTAACTAATACTATTGCTCATTATTCTTTTTCCTTTCGGGGAAACTTATAAAGTCTTGTAATTCATGTAGAGGCGGCTCTTTTAGCCAATCGTCTGGTATAGTTTTATCGTAGTAGCGGAAGTCATGTTTAATGCACCACATAGCGTATGTGGTCTTAGAGCCTTTATATAGCTTCTGCCTACTGTTGTCAAATACAAATCTAATATCTAGTTCGGGGTGCTGCTTTCTGATCTTTAAGTGTTTCAGTCTGTCAGCAGTTACAAACCTACCTTTAGTCTCTACTATGATATTGTTTGGGAGGATGAAGTCAGGCGTGTATGTCCTGTAAGTCAAATCCTCCCATTCAATTTTTACTTTCTCATATAGAAAGTTGATACCCCTCTCTGTTAAAACAGCAGCTAATTTATCTTCCAGACCGGAAGCATAGCCGTGTTTCAGTGCAGCCTTACGCTGTTTTGACGTTCTCATGAAACTCCGTGATTATGTTGGTCTATATCGTCTAGTACACTCTCACAAGCATATACAAAGTCTTTTTCTAACTCTAGAGTTGAATTGCCACCAAAACCTTTCTCTAGCGTAACTAGTCTGATCCTATTCAGCAGTGTATACATAAGTGTAAAATCTCTCTCCATAAGAGGGGAATAAAGATATGTATCAGTAATAGCTATTGGTTCTTTATTATCACTCATGAATTAGTCACCATATTCTCAGGAGCAATGTAGATATACTCTACTTCTTTCGGATTTCTAGCTGTTGAGTTAGTCTCTGGCGCTCGGATGATATCCCAACAAGAGTCTTTGAAGTCACAAAAGCCACAAGAGCTACTTAGCTTTGTATTGCCTGTTAGCTTGCTTCTGAAAGTCTCCTCTACAGGTTCAAAGCAGCGCCTAAAC